GGACGAAGCGAACCACGATGATACAGTTGCAACCGTGAAACTATTAAACTACGACGAGCGAAAGCAACTCTCAAAGACACTGACGCTATTCACTATGTTTATTTGGCTTTTCACAAGTATCATCGCAACAAAGTTTTAGAATATATATATCTCTAATTATTTTAGATGAATGGATAACTTACGCTATATATCTTTACAATATATCAAGGGGGATAACTATGAGAAAATACAATGTTTCAAGTATGAAGAAATGATAGAACTGTTGAAGGAAATTCAAGAATCACGAGATTATTCGAGACCCACGCTTGATAAATTAGAAGCGGCGGTGGAAGAAGAGAAGTGTCCGATTGGAGAGAGTTTCTTAAATGACTTGGTAAATTATTATAATTTCAAGGATATTAAAGAAAGGTTAGGAGAAGTTAAAAAAGATATCGAATATGCTGGATATGATAGCAAAAATGGAGATAACCGAACAGAACTAATAAAGAGTTTAAAAGAATTAATAACGGGTGTTGGAGGTATCAGTCAAAGTCCTGATATTGGACGAGAGATATTAAAAAAAAATCCTGAACCAGTTAATGCCAAATTAGGGTTTGCTAAAAATATTTTGAAAACTGACGTATATTCACCGTTTAAAGAATCCGCTTCAAAATGCGATTTAATTTTTGAAGATATACCACAAAATGGAGCAACTGACACAGAAGCAGAGTATAAAAAGGAAATCGAAGAGGATTTCGCAGATTTTATCGTATCGTATGATTATACTGATACCGAAAGATTAAAGACGAGACTAACATTAGAAATAAACTATGTTTTAAGTCAAAAACAAGGAACAAAAGAGCATTTAATTATGTTATTAGAGACGTTGAAGACCGTTTTATTATACGAGGATAGTCTCGATACGATTATGGCGTTATTCAATCGATATATCAAGATGTGCGTAAGGAATATTGGTAAATACGATGACTTATTCAGCAAGAACGACATCAGTAATATCGACGATGTCTTTATGATTAAATCCTACGCAACGTTTTTACATAAATTAGAAACCTTGAAGAAGAACTTGGAAAGCAAAGACCAGACGAAGTTAGAGAGGGAACTGACACACGCATTAGAGAAACTCTTTGATTTATATGGCATCAATGACCCTGACGCAATCATAGCCGACGAAAAGAATTATATCTACGACCATATAGCAAACACAGACCCGTTATAACTTGGTATGTTATGCTTTGCATTATTTATTTTTATTTAGATTGTAAAAATACAAAAAGAACGAACGAATGAAATGAGATGAACGAATCTATATTTTTAATTGGAATAGGCAAGTCCGCCCATACCCGAGAGGATGCGGAGAACGTTGTAATTCACGGCGTATATGCTGATGACACCAGTAATGCTCGATGAAAGCGAAAGTACCGCAGTATCGATACGGGACATATTGAGCGTTCCACTGGGTTGATGCTCCTCGGGTTTGAGGGCGAAAGAATAGACATTGATGCCTTGATGGAACTTGTCGGGAGTATTCTCGTGATGCTGATAAGGCTGGACGAGCGAGAAATAATCGCCCTTGCGAGTAGCGAAGCGATCATTGCCGTTAAGCATTATCTTGGCACTTGTGACAGGGTTGGTGGAATCGAGGTGGTCGTTATTGTGTTGCCCGTTTCCTGCGGATGAGTAATTGTTCCAATACACATCAGTAGTAGTATCCTTAATCGTCCAGACGAGTTCCTTACAAGGATGATTAAAGTTCATACGGATGCTCTTCATTGACTCGCCTGAGGAAGTGATAGAGTCAGCACCAGTGAATTGAAGTTGCTCTATTAAATACTCGTGGGACAGTTGGGCGAATCGGCGGCGTTCATCGGTATCAAGGAATATGTAATCGACCCACAGAGTCGCCTTGTCTAATTTAAGAGATACTGAGGAAGCACCAGTTAAAGCACTGTTTGTGATGGGAACGCCAGTTCCAGTGAGTAATTCTTCCTGTATCGTGAAGTTCTTCGTTCCAAAATCCTTCATAGCCGCTTCTGCTTCATACTCGATGTTGATTTTAACTTCGTGGTATTGAAGAGCGATTAAAGGAAGAGCGAGACCAACGTTGCGACAGAACCAGAACTCGAGAGGAACATAGAGTTCGTATTTTTCACCGACTACAAGTTTGGTGGCGATATTACGAGCGTTAGCACCAACCATCACGTTATAGCCATTGCGTTTTCCGACAGGAAGGGAAAGTTCGTTCCAGATGTAAAGCCATTCGGAGTAATGCTTGTCGATACGCTGTCCGCCGATTTCGAGTTCAATCGTCTTTAACAGTTTATGACCGAAGTTGGGAACAAGAGCAACCGCATTGTCAGTAGTTCCAGAAGCAACGATTTCACCATAGAAATATACACGATGTATTAAATCACCGTTGCGGGTGATTTGGAAACTAACCCGAGAACCGAGAGAATTACTGCCAGTCGGTGTTTGCTCGATAGCCTCAATAGCGAAGTTCGTATGGCGACGATAGACAACCTTGAAGAAGGTAATTTGAGGATTACCAGTTAAATAAACATCCTGAGCCCCGTAAGCTACTAATTGAAGAAGACCACCACCCATTTACGCTATATTCTTTATACTATTAGAGGAGAAAAAAAAAAGGCAATTCATTACATTCATTACATACACGCATATATCGAGAAATCTCGATATTTTTGATATATTCATTTATTTAATTGGAATAGGCAAGACCGCCCATACCTGAGAGGATACGAAGGACGTTGTAATTGACCGCATAAACATTTAAATTGGTGTTCTCAGTTAAGCCAGACTGGAAGTCGAGAGAAAGAGTAGCAGTATCGATACGGGACATATTGAGAGTTCCACTGGGTTGATGCTCCTCGGGTTTGAGGGCGAAAGAATAGACGTTAATACCCGCATTCGCAGGGATGTTCTCGTGATGCTGGAAGGGTTGTATGAGATTGAAGTATGAGCCTGGGCGACCTGAGAAACGGTCATTGCCGTTTAGGATGAGTTTGGCGGTTGCGACAGGATTTAAAGAACCGACCGCCTTGTTGTGAAGGGCGTTCAGGTTATAATAGTAAGGAAGGGAAGCAATAGCCCCATTAGTAGTGGTGTAATTGAACCAATTGTTATTGGTAAGTTGTTGCGTGGCGGTAGCCTTCTTGTTCGCAAACCACACAAGTTCCTTACAGGGATGATTGAAAGAAAGTTTAGAGTTCAACTTGGTAGAAGAGACGGATTCTGAGCCAGTGAATTGAAGTTGCTCTATTAAATACTCGTGGGACAGTTGGGCGAATCGTCGGCGTTCATCGGTATCGAGGAATACATAATCGACCCACAGAGTAGCGTTAGGGAATGCGGTAAGTGCGTCCGCAGAGCCACGGCATAAATCGGCAGTCTCGAATTGGATGTTGATTTTCACCTCGTGATATTGGAGAGCGATTAAAGGAAGAGCGAGACCGACGTTGCGACAGAACCAGAACTCAAGAGGGACATACAGGGTTTTGCCATTATAGCCAGTTCCACCCGCTTGACCGACCATCTTATTATAGCCATCACGCTTTGACTTTGGTAGCGAAAGTTCATTCCACACATAGAGCCAATGCGAATAATGCTTGTCTATCTTTTGACCGCCTATCTCGATTTCGACATAGTTGATAACACGAAGACCATAGAAGGCACAAAGGGAAGTTGCGTCAGGCACTTTGAGTGAAAGATACATACGATGAACTAAATCGCCATTACGAGATATTTGGCAGGTTACACGATTGCCATACCCCGGGGTTCCGTTGAAGGTTTGTCCGATAGCCTCAATAGCGAAGTTCGTATGGCGACGATAGACAACCTTGAAGAAGGTAATTTGAGGATTACCAGTTAAATAAACATCCTGAGCCCCGTAAGCTACTAATTGAAGAAGACCACCACCCATTTACGCTATATTCTTTATACTATTAGAGGAGAAAAAAAAAAGGCAATTCATTACATGCATATACATATATACATATATACATATATACATATAATGATTTTTAGTTGGAATAGGCAAGACCGCCCATACCCGAGAGGATACGGAGGACGTTGTAATTGACCGCATAGATGTTGATACCATCGTAGGTAAGAGCAGGTGCGTCGGTGAATGACGTAGTTATCGCCTTGGTGGTAACCATAAGCGTAGCGGTATCAATACGGGACATATTGAGAGTTCCACTGGGTTGATGGTCTTCGGGTTTGAGGGCGAACGAATACACGTTGATACCGGGGTTATTCGGTATATTGGTGTGATGCTGATAGGGTTGAACGAATGAGAAGTAAGCACCATCACGAACACTGAAACGGTCATTGCCATTTAATTGAAGTATAGTATCAGTGAAAGGTGATGCTGCTCCGATGGTAGTTCCAGAAACATTTCCACTGGTAAAGTCGAAACCAGCCATATAATTCGAAGAAGCATATTC